GTTGAGCGCACCCATGTTTATCAACATGAACCCTCTGAACCCATTACGATTGAATATCTGTTTTATGGATCATAAACTCATACCGTACGCATTTTTCACAGAATTTAAACGCAGTTCACACTCAATCATCCATTCATAACAGGAGGGGTTTAAAACCACACCACACATACCGTATAAGTACACTTGATGAGTGACAGTGCGTTTTTCAAAGTAAAGAGCTCAAAGCGAAGTAACCCAGAAGCTCGTACCACGCTCGATGCCATTCATAACCAGAAAGTTCAAACGATGTTAGAAGAAAAAGATAACATTGAAAGATACAAAGAGGAATTATCACACCTTCAAAAGAAGATCAAAGAGGCCACAACAGATATGGAAAGCTGGAGATGGGAGCGCGATGCGGAATTGTTAGAGAAGCGGATTCAGTCCATTGAAAATGGAACGGAGGTAATGGATTATTATCTTCGAACAGGTGATATTCTGTATAATTATTACGACATTCAGGACCAAATTCAACAGGGTACTGCGACATTTACATCGAATAAAGCGAAACCTGGATCCATTTTAGCTATTTTAGAGGAAGTCGCTCAAGAGAAAACACTTGATAGTGTGCTTGATTCTTTTCAGCTGGATTCCAGCAATGATGGATCGGAACCTGCGCCCTCCAATGAGAAAAAGAGCTTTCAGCGTCACCAGCTTCTCAACGAATATTTGCATTTGGAGGATCCCGCCATGGGCCGAAGCAATCAGGATGAATATGATGATCCTTGGACTTTATGCGAGCGCTGCGGAAATGAAATGAATATGTGTTTAAATGAGGCTAATCTCACATGCGCTAAATGCGGCCACCAGGAATTCATTTTGGTTGACAGCGACAAACCATCCTACAAGGATCCTCCTCGAGAGATTTGTTATTATGCCTATAAGAAAATTAATCATTTTAACGAATGGCTCGCCCAGTTTCAGGCCAAGGAAAGTACCGAAATTCCCGCCGATATTTACGATGAGATCTTGATTCAACTCAAAAAAGAGCGCATCACCAACATGAGCTCTCTCAAGCCCACGAAGCTGCGTGAAATCCTTCGTAAAATGAAATGCTCGAAATATTACGAACACATTCCTCACATTATTAATCGGCTCAACGGACAAAATGCGCCGTTCATGTCGCGCGAAGACGAGGAGAAACTGCGCCATATGTTTCGGGAGATTCAGCCATCATTTAAGAAGCATTGCCCGAAGGGTCGTCGCAACTTTTTGTCGTATGGGTATGTGCTTTATAAATTTTGCGAATTGCTGGAGATGGATGAGTATCTTGCATGCTTCCCGTTGCTGAAAAATCGCGATAAGTTGTATTTGCAGGACAAGACATGGGAGCAGATCTGTGCGGATATGAAATGGGGTTACATAAGAACTGTGTGACCGATATATTTCAATTGATATATTCGTTTCTTAATGTAATTTATGAATATATTTTATAAATTTGTTAAAATTTGAAAATGCATATTAGAAAAAGAATAGAGTATAAAGTATACGGTATCTAATTAGATTATGGAGACCAACAATATTGACGGAAAGATTTATCGATTGCTATGCGATGATGGACATTATTATATTGGATCCACAATACAGCCATTGAATTTAAGGCTAAATAAGCATATTAGTGTTTCAAAGCAGGGTGTCAACAAAATATACGAATACATCAATCAAATTGGTTGGGATCATGTTACGATTGAACTAATTGAAGATTATCCATGCGACACAAAAAAAGAATTAACAGATCGCGAAAAATACCATACCACTCAATCGAAAAATGATCCACTATGTCTTAATCATATGACCATTAATATCTATAAAACTGGAAAAATATATAGAATTATATGCAATGATGGTCATTATTACATTGGATCCACTACGCAGAAATTATATTTTAGACTAAACCACCACAAACAAATGTCTAAAAAAGACAAAACCAACTTTTATAATCATATGCAACAACTTGGCTGGGAAAATGCCTCTATTGAACTACTCGAAGATTATCCATGTGACACAAAAAAAGAACTCAGTAAACGAGAAGATGAATACATCACAAAAGAGAAAGAGAATCCATTATGCCTTAATATTAAGCGTGCACATTTATCACCGACTGAACGAAAAGAGCAGGTGAAAGAATACTATGAAGCAAACAAAACCGATATTATTGCCAAAGTGAAACAATATTGCAAAGATCATCACGAAGAAATCCTTAAAAAGAAGGAAGTCTATCGTAAAAATCACCGAAAAGAATTATGCGAAAAACAAAAGCAATATGCCAAAGAGCATCCAGATCAAGTCAAAACTGCACGAATGAAATACTACGAAGAACACAAAGAAGAACAGTCAGAATACTACAAAGAATATCGAAAACAGAATTCAGATGAAATTAAGGCTCGTCAACGAGCATGGGAGAAAAAGAAAAGAGAAGAGAACGCCGATCAAATAGCAGAAGAGCGTCTTGCTCGTCAAATCGAAAAGAAAGAAAAATCAGAAGCAAGAATAAAACAAGAGCGAGCCATTCATACATGCGAATGTGGTGGAACATATCAGTTTTATCAGAAAAATAGACACTTTAATAGTAAAAAGCATATTGCTTTCTTAACCGAAGGTGCTACGCTTACCGAAGGTCTGAAAATATAATTCCCTCCTACAACAAATGGCGACCGTGGCATCCGAATTTATGTACCACTTGGTGGTGAATAACATTGCACCGATTATGGCCTCGAGCCTAACGGGTATCTACACCTCTTATTTTTCAGGAGGAAACCGGCCCACCCCGACACTAGTTCGGTCTGATACCGATGATGAGCGCGAACTCGATCAGTTACAAATGGATCGCATGCTAAAATGGATGGGGCTCATTTTTGAGGATTCCTTTGAATTGATTGAGAATCGTGAGCCCTCTACTCCGCAGCCTCCAATGGATGAAACACATAAAGCGTACAAGAAAGAACTATATAGCATTTACATGACAATCGGATCGGATTACAAACAATATCAGCACTGGAAACAATATAATTCGAACATTTGGATGTTTTCATCCTATCGCAATAAAAATACGAAGGCGCTCGCGAAAAAGATTTTGGCGGATGTCCGTCTATTTCACGAAGGTCTGAAAATGTTTTCCATGTTTGAGAAATTATAATCGGTGTAAAATTGATACCATTCAATATCATATACATTTTGCACCATGCAATCTCATCTCCGTTATTTGAAGGATCAGATGTTCCATATTAGGCACCGACCCACTCTCTTTGAATACTATGCAGCCATCCATTTAACCAAACAGCACAACCGTCCCTTTTATGTCTATGAGGATCTTCCTCTGAGCCATAAACGAAATGCTGGATTCCCTTTGACGGACAAAGGAATTGATGTCGTCGATGAATGTTTTCAGCATATCGTTCAAGTGAAATATTATGGGCCTAACACCAAACTTCATTATGGTCAGCTAGCAACTTTTCTGGCAACCCCTTTGCTTGTTGGTCGGCGCGATTTATCCTTGACTCTGGTGCGAACCAAAACCTGCAAAGTTCATTCGGATATTCAGAGGATTATTGATCGAGGAGATTTAACAGACATGACATTGTGTTCTCGGGAGTTTATGAGGAAATATACATAATTTCAGTTCTAATACGATACATCTTTGATTGGCTCTATAGATAAAGGATTTGCTAAATCGGGTATATCCCCCAACGATCCTAATACATGTAATGGATGATTATCCATATGATAATAGTCTTCATACATCAAGTGAAATGGAATACTATTATTATACAAAAAGCAACCTAATCCATGTATTGTATTTCTAAATATATTTGAATAATGTGCATTTGTAAAAGTATCAACAGAGGTTGAATCTACGATAAACACAATATCCGCATAGAACCTATATGTAGGCCAGTGAACATCCTTATTTACAAGTATTATTCCATTTTTATCCCATTTCGGCCATGTAGTTATGTTTATTCTATACATAAAATCACAACGAAGAATTACAAATCTGTCATATGTATTTTTATACTTATTCATAAATGATAATACATTTTTAAAATTTTCAGATTGATTTATCCTTTCTTTTATTTCGATGTGTGTAGGAGCAATTATATTTTTAATATCTTCTACTATTTTACTACAATATGTAATAAATACAATATCGCATTCATGGCCATTATTAGTCAAATCATCGTATATTGTTTTTTTTAAATTATCCCAACACATCAATACATCGATATATTTGCGTACATGGTCAGCTTCTCTTACATTATCACCTCTAAATATTACACAAACTTTCATTTATCTAATACTTTTATAGAATTAGATAGGTGATTACTGCTTAAGTCCAGGGAGGAGACTTTATACCCTCATGAGTTTGTGAAGAAATATACATAATATCCAATCATTTGGAAAATATGTTATATGTAAAGATTTTAGAAAAGTGTCAAAGGGCGGGGGTCATACCATGTTTTGATCTAATACACGAAATGGATTCGTATTTATTCAAAAATGGGTACTTGCAAATATGTTTATTTACATGCGGGCAGGAAAGCCGACTAGGTTGGCTCCTAGTCCAAAACCTGCGCCTTGTCTAGCCGTAACTCCCACGCTCGGGCTCACAGCATCAAGAATGGCAAACACAACGGCGGCGAGGACAGCGAGGGTGGCGACCTCATCCATCGGGAGGGCCTTCTTGGGGATAAAGATGGCCGCGGCGGCAATCACAAGACCCTCGATCAGATACTTAATAACGCGGTTAACAATTTCAGCAAATCCGTAGCCCATCATGTTTCTATATTCAGTCTCCAGAAAAAAACTCATCTGAACTCGGATGGCTCCAGACAGGGTAATGAGTTTAAAGCATAGCAACACAGAGAATCATAGAGATGAGCGACACCAATAAACCCGACACCGTATTGGAAGATTTTCTAGACGAAGACACCGAGATTCCAGGCCAGCGCTATGTGCTCCTCAGTTTTCTGAGTCCGGAGAAAGTGCTCGAAAAGAAGGACCTCTTCTTTTTCAAGCGATTCCTTCATGCCTATGAGGTGGATTGGAAGATCAAGAATCTGGAGAAGTTCCTGGTGGATACCGTAACTCATGTGAACGAGGAGTTGAACGAGCATGCCACGGAGCTTGAGAAGAAGGACCAATTTGAGGCCGCTGCCCTTTGCCGTAAGAATCGTCTGCGTGTGGATGATATCATGACTTCGTATGGTTCCTTCGTGCAGAAGAGCAAGGCGGATCTCAACAAGACAAAGATCAACGAGGCCTATGATGATTTCTTGTATTCGCACAAGACCAAGCTGGAGGAGGAGTTCCATGCGCAGAATGACTTTCACACTTCCATTCGCGGCGTGAAAGTACGCGGTGTCTATGGCAATCCGAAGGAGGCAGAGCTCAAGGCGAAGAAGCTCCAGTCGAAGGACAAGTACCACAATATCTTTATGGCCGATGTCGGCAAGTGGACGCCATGGGATCCTCAGCCGCATGAGGTGCAGGATCAGGAGTATTCAAATGATCAGCTGAATACGCTCATGAAGAAGTACAAGGAGAATGAGGACTCGCGCGAGAAGTTCTTCGAGGAGCGCACGAAGGGTTCGAAGCAGGTGGTGGGTGGCTCGTCGTCGGGTCAGTTTGACTCCATGTTTGGCGGCCAGGGTGATTTGGCTTTTCAGCGCAAGGTGGAGAAGGCTGCGGTTTCTGTGGAGAAGGTTGAGAATGAGGTGGTAACACCATCGGAATCATCATCGGAATCATCATCCGATTCAAAGTAAATATACAACAAAGTAATACAAAAAATAAATAATAGTAACTATTATGAGTTTTTTGTTACGCAAAATATCCAACCCAATTCTTGTTGGGATCACCGCCTGCATACACTGGGACACATGCCTGTGTCGTTCCATCGCAGAACTGACCCTCAGGGCATGGCATGCCGCTTTCATTCGGAGAGCGGCAGAGGTAATTGGTGTTGAGGTCAGGGCGCCATGAAGGAAGCTGGGAGGTGCGGCCAATGGCAGGAATATCAGTGACTCCCTGATCGGTGGAATTGCCATTGTAGTCAATCGGACTCATGTAATTGCGAAATCCAGCGACAAAGTGCGGTTCCATGCGATTGACATAACGAACAATCATCGGTAGTAAGGTAACGGCAATAATAAGTAGAACAACCATTGCGCCAATGCCCATTGATTTGGAGTGAGCCATTTTCTAACACAGGGTGAGGTTTTATTAATAACGCGTCGGTGGCGTCATAGGTAGATCGGATAGACAAGGGAGCTCAGGAGGGATATCCGATTTGCAATATCCATTCATACACCGTATGCGTTTTCCAGAGCACGAGGGCAAATCCACGCCACAACGACCCGCGTCTACAAAGGATTCACAAGACCGTAGATTCACGGTAAAATATATGATCATTCCAAGCAATAGTATCATAAACACAATACCAGAAAGATGTTTGCTGTATCGATTCATCCTATTAATATTTCTTATTTACATTGATGGCGGGGCCTTTCAGTCGCTGTGAAGTGCGGGGATCATATTGGTTAATGTCCTCCTCCTCTTTGATACGCGCCAACATCTCAGATTGACGCCACAATTCAGGCGCACCCATCTTAAATTCGCCGTGAATTTCTGCTTTATACCAGAAAATGGTATCCTCCAATTTATTACTCTGTGTATTGTTGTTAATCACAAGACATTCGTAATTTTGAGTACATTGATCCATCATTTGACAGAAAAATTCAAAGGATGGAAAGGCAGACCCGTAATTTTCATAGAGACGGCGGCGATTGTTCATGTAGGGCTCTCTCAGAATAAATACATAATCGACATTGGTACGAAGAGCGGGCTGAATACCAAGAGGGAACTGCATGGTAATAAGGAAGAAGACCTTGAGCCATCGTCCGTTCATAAATAAATATTTAATGTTCTTGTCATGCGTCCATGAATCATCATACATACAATCATCTAAAATCATAAAGGCACGGGGATCAATATTCGATTTGATGCCCTTGCCCTCATCTTGTTGAATACGCTGCATGACCAATTTCTGGCGCTTCACAAAGTTTGCCAAAATGACAGGGTTGTACTCGCCATGAATAAACATGGGTGGCACAATCTTTTTAAAGAAACCGTTTGACTCTTCTGTTCCGGAAATCACACAACCCATCGGCATA